TAACTAAAGGCTCAATAGTAGGTCTTAACGCTGAAGGTCTTAGCCGTCACGAGATAGGTCGTGGAGACTTTGTAGGCTCTGATGACCCGCAAGACTATGCTGACGAGCAGTTAATTTTAATAGCACAAGAAGCTATTGAATTTTATTGCATCACTGACCCAGACCTAGACGTTGAATGGACAGGCGAAGTTCATGATGTAGCTGCCGGTGAAAGTATTGAACTTACTGGTCTACAAGGTAAGCGCATCTTTATTGCTGAAGATGGTTTGGTTGTAGATGGCGAAGCTAAAGATAAACACAAGGTCTTAGCTGTTGAAAGCAAAGATAGCCTAACAATCAATAACTTGGGCGAAAGCAGTGCGTCTTTTGCAGTCTTCTATAAAGGATAATATGAGGAATCCATGTGGAATTTCAAACACTATTTAACGCTCTCTTAGGGTTAATGTCGATATTTGTAGGATGGTATTTAAGAGCTGTGTGGGATGCTGTCAGTAACCTACAGAAAGACGTTAAAGAGATAGAACGTCATGTACCAGATACCTACGTCAGACGCGATGACTACCAGTTAGACATTGCTGAGATAAAATCGATGCTAATTCGGATTGCAGATAAACTGGACAACAAGGTGGATAAGTAATGTCCATCAGCATGTATGCAACAATAACACAAGTTTCATACACTGTAGGAATTACTTTCACCTTTCCATTCTAAAGGTAAATTAATGAAAAAACTATTATGAACAGCTTTGCTAGGCACAACAGCATTTACTGCAACTGCTGGGGGTTATGACCCAACAGGACGTAGCTTTAGTGACTCTAACGCAGTGTCTAGCTCTAACAGTTACTCAACCAACACTAACGTCACTTCTCCTACAACTAACTCACGCTCTGTTAGCAAAGTTTTGAACGGGGCAGACCTATCTTCAAAACACAGGTCTAAACAGTCTAACAGTCAGGATGTAACGGTAAGCGAAACAACAAAAATTAAGCCGAGCGCTCCTACCATTACTGCGCCAAACCTAGTTACAGGTGTTTGTCTTGGTAGTGCAAGTGGAGGTCTTAGTACACCTGCTGGTGGCCTGACTTTTGGTAGCACGACTGTAGATACAGAGTGTCAGATTAGGTACAACTCAATTAGACTAGAGCAGTTAGGCATGGAAGATGCCGCTATTGTGATTATGTGCCAAGTAGAGTCTGCTAGAGAAGCACTAGAGTTATCTGGCTATGCTTGCCCTAATAAGAAAGACCCTTGGGCAAACTATGGTAGCAAGAGCGGGTATAATGCACCTGCTAAACCAAAGTATTAATAAAAGGTAAAACAAAATGATTCAGTTCCTTTCAATTCTGGGGGGACTAGCTACGCAATGGGTACAGGGAAAAGCTGACGAAGCTAAAGCAAAACAAGATGTTAAGCTTAAAGCTATGCAGTCAGAAGAGAACTGGGAAAAAATAATGGCGGAGGGCAGCAAGAACTCGTGGAAAGACGAGTGGTTTGTTGTTGTCCTCTCCATTCCCATGATTGGCTCATTCATCCCCAGCTTAGTGCCGTACATCCAACAAGGCTTCGCAGTCTTGGACACAATGCCTGAGTATTACAAAGGCTTTTTAGCAGCCGCCATAGCCGCCAGTTTTGGTCTTAAAGGCTTGGCTAATTGGAAAAAATAACATGGCTAGAAACTATAGAAAAGAGTACGACAACTATCATAAAAAACCTGCCCAGCGCAGGCGTAACGATGCCCGTAAGAAAGCCCGTAGACTAATGGAGGCTAAAGGCAGAGTACGTAAAGGTGACGGTATGGATGTAGACCATAGAGACCGTAATCCTAAAAACAACTCAACAGGTAACCTTAGGGTTCAACCTAAATCCACAAACAGAGCTAGGAATAAATAATGGCTGCATTTGAGGATGCTTTGGACTTAGTTCTAAAGCATGAGGGAGGTTACGTTAATCATCCTAAAGACCCAGGTGGTGAGACTAACTACGGGATAAGTAAAAGAGCATATCCTGAGGTAGACATAAAGAACATCACTGAAGAAGAAGTAGCTTCTATATACCGCACGGACTATTGGGAGAAAATCCAAGGGGACTCTCTTCCACCTGCGGTAGCTCTTCTTACCTTCGACTTTGCAGTGAACGCTGGTGCTAGAAGAGCTTCTAAGGCACTTCAGAGCGTAGTTCACGCAGTACCAGATGGGATAGTAGGTATTAAGACCATTAAAGCCGTTAAAGAGGCTTACAGTAACGACCCTGACCTTTTAGCATTCTCATATAAAGAGAAGCGGCAGGAGTTTTACATGGGTCTTCGTACTTACGAAACATTTGGCAGAGGATGGACACGTAGAAACATTGATACATATGAGGAGGCTATCCAATGGATAACAAAGACATCATAGATGCCCTTCACGGTGCAGTAGCGCAGGAGTTACTTGCTCGTGTTAAGGCTGGAGAAGCAACAGCTTCAGAACTGTCAGTAGCTACCAAGTTCCTTAAGGATAATGGTGCAAGCTTAGACGTTATAACAGCAGAAAGTCCTATGGCTAACCTGCTAGAAGCACTGCCCTTTGAGGCAGCGGATAAAATTCAATAAAAGGCTTTTATGTCTAAACGTAATAAACGCAACAATGTAGACCACAGACCCCAAATAGACTTCGCTCCAAAGACCCAGACACAATCAGAGTTATTCCATGACCTAGAGAGTAATGACCTGATGGTAGTCTTAGGGCCAGCAGGCACAGGTAAAACATATACCACATGTGTTAAGGCTGCTCAGTGGTTAGTTCGAGGTGCAGTTAAAAAGATTGTACTAGCAAGAGCTAACGTAGCCACTGGGAAATCCTTAGGTGCTATACCAGGCAACCTAGATGAGAAGTTAGCTCCTTGGACAATGCCCATGACAGAAGTGCTGAGAGAACACCTCGGTAGCACAATGTTTGAGTATTGTACAAATAAGGGGAAGATACAAACGGTAGCACTAGAGACTATCCGTGGGCGTTCCTTCAGGGACACCTTTATCATTGTGGATGAATGTCAACAGCTTACCCTAGATGAGATTAAAGCAATATCCACTAGGGTGGGTGAGGGTAGTACCATTGTATTTATGGGTGACCCTAAGCAATCAGACTTAAAAGGACAGTCTGGCATCAGTACATTTATGAATCTTCTCGACAATTATAACCCACCTAACACAAGCATCATTGAATTTGATTTAGATGACATTGTTAGGTCAGACACCTGCGCCAACATGGTAAGAATGTTCCATGAGGCAGGTTACTAAAGCTTCGTCAGAAGCTGACAAAGGAAACGTATGAATGAACTGCCAAAGGAGTTACATGACTTCCGTAACTTCATGTATTTGGTTTGGAAACACTTAAACCTTCCAGACCCAACACCTGTACAGTATGACATCTCGGACTACTTACAGAACGCTCCAAGGCGCTGCATTATCGAAGCTTTCAGGGGCGTAGGGAAATCCTACGTCACCTGTGCTTTCGTAGTCCACCAGCTACTCTTAGACCCAGACAAGAAGTTCATGGTAGTCTCTGCTAGTAAAGCTAGAGCTGATGACTTCAGTACCTTTACACAGCGTATTATCTTAGAGCTTCCTTTATGTAAGCACCTGATAGCCAAGGAGTCCCAAAGGTGGAGTAAGATAGCCTTTGACGTAGCTCCTGCTAAAGCCAGTGGTTCACCTTCGGTTAAGTCCGTAGGTATCACAGGTCAGCTTACAGGTTCTCGTGCTGACATCATCATTGCAGATGACGTAGAAGTACCAAACAACTCTATGACCCAAGGGATGCGTGAGAGACTCAGTGAAGCTGTAAAAGAGTTCGATGCTGTACTGAAACCTGAAGGTAAGATTATATACCTGGGTACACCCCAGTGTGAAATGTCCTTGTACAATACATTGACTGAACGTGGTTACCAACTACGTGTATGGCCTGCTAGATACCCAAGAGCAGACAAGCTTATCAACTACAGTGATAGACTAGCCCCAATACTCCTAAGTAGCTTTGAGGAAGACCCAGAACTAGAGTGGCAACCTACAGACCCTAAGCGCTTCCATGAGGAAGACCTATTAGAACGTGAACTATCTTATGGTCGTTCAGGCTTTGCCCTACAGTTCATGCTAGATACTAGTCTCAGTGATGGTGATAGATACCCATTAAAGCTATCTGACTTACTGGTCATGTCATGTGACAGTACAACAGCCCCTGAGAAGCTCGTATACGGCATTATGAAGCCCTTAAGTGACCTACCATGCGTAGGACTAGCGGGTGACAAGTTCTATGCCCCTGAGGAGGCTCTAGGACGCTCTGAGTATACAGGTTCATTACTTGCTATTGACCCCTCTGGTCGTGGTGCTGATGAAACAGCCTATGCAGTCGTTAAGATGCTTAATGGTTTCCTGTATGTTGTGGATGCTGGAGGTATTGCTGGTGGGTATGGTAAAGATACCCTACAGAAACTAGCAGATACCGCTAAGTTCAATAAGGTAAACATGGTTCTCATTGAGAGTAACTTTGGTGATGGCATGTTCACTGAGCTATTTAAGCCTTACCTGCAAAAAACATATCCTGTGACCACTGAAGAGGTGAGACACAGTAAGCAGAAAGAAGCTAGGATAGTGGATACCTTAGAACCTATAATGAACCAACACAGATTGGTCATAGACCCCAAGGTAATCCATTCAGACTACAACAGTGTACAACATCATCCACCTGAGAAAGCCCAAAGGTACATGTTACAGTACCAGATGTCTCGTATAACAAGAGACAAAGGAGCATTAGCTCACGATGATAGACTAGATGTACTAGCAATGGCTTGTGCATACTGGGTAGAACAGATGGCTGCTGATGCAGACAGAGAGATGAGGGATAGAAGGGAAGAACTGATGGATAAAGAACTCAATAAGTTCTTAAATGGTGTAAATACCATGACATCTACAAATAATTCTCCTAACTGGTTGAATTAACTAGAGAATTAAAACCTTCCCCTAAGGGTACACCCCAGGGTTAAACACACAGTAACTGTTAGCTCTGGGGAACACTCTATAGGTAACCTTTAGGAATGCTTAAGAATCTAACGTAGTTAGGATGTTAAGGGGTGCTAAAGACTACCATAGATAAATGATGTACAAGATACTTATATAGATACATACATACTTACATACATAGAGAGTTGCTGCTAAATTCTACACTTACATTTGTAGGAGTCTTGAGGGTTCTTGAGGTATCCTAAAAATACCCAAAAAATGTGAGGTGGTAAATACGTAGGGTGTGTTTGCCGATTTCCCCCACGGGGGGTAGGGGTATCTTGCTAAAAAAGCGATAAGGGCTACCCTAGGCCACCAACTAGGCCACCGCGAGCCGCTAGCACTATATATATAAGGCCACGCACTAGATAATAAATCGAATGCCTGTCATTTGTTAAGATGACATCGCCTGGTTATGGTCGCATCATTTATTAATGAGGTCGTGTTTTAGTGTGTGCCTATTTTTTTTCGTGAATCGATTAAACCTTAGGAACCCTAAACAATCATCGGTTTATCCGATAGTATCCCGCGCAATTCCCGCAACATCTTAAACAATCCCAGAATTCCCATTAATTTTTTTTTAAGCTGTAAGCTAGGTATACCAACGCTTCCCAGCGATTGGCTAAGTTATATTGCAAAATAGTTGCACTTTTTATTTTTAGTTATGTTTTAATAGAACCATCAAATTAACTTATTAACCAACTGGAACTATATATTATGACTACAACAGACAGAATAGAATTAGCGCGGTTTCACTTAAAGGTAGGCAAAACAGCTTGGTATGTACGCATCATGAATAGCGGACTACGCACAGCATGGTCAGATGAAACCAGAAACAGAATAAAGCAAGCAATGCAACAAGATGGCTTTGGAGAATAACAAAATGACTACAAAAAGACACATTGAAATCGCACGCCAACATTTAGCCGGTGGCAACAAAGAGACTTATATTAATCTTATGACAGCGGGCATTCGCTCAGCTATGTCAGCACGTACCGTGAATGCTTATAAAAAAGCAATGAAGCAAGATGGTGCGTTCACTTTGGATGTGCTTAACCGGCTATGGGAGCTATAATAATGTATTATGAATCTGCTGAAAACAATACAATCAGTAAGCAA